AAATTTGTCTTGGAAAGTATTGGAGTCGTTGAACCGGACGCGGGGCTGGCAACCACTGTATCATTCAACACGTCTTTTATTAAATATGCTTGATTACCGACATTAATATTAAAGGCAGGTTTAGTTGAAAAGATACTGCCTTCAGTTGAGCCTGAAGCTGAAAGCCATTGCACGTCAAGGGTCGTCGTGCCAGCGCTTCCCGTTTTTCGATTCCACAAAGTTATTCCGACAATCTCCATGTCAAAGAGAACTGGGAATATACCATCGCGACCCTCAACACCAACACCTCTTTTATAAAGCCTGTTAAGATGCCAAGCGTGCGTATCATATTGCTTGGTGGCAATGAAGTTTGTGGTTTCACCAACCTTAAAAAACAAGTCTTCACTCAGACCAGACTCGGAGTCAACCTCTTCTATCTGTAATATTCGCCTAATGCCTGTAACATCTGTCATTGTAACCTCGTGTTTTATAATATTCTGTAAGGCAGCCCTTTATCGCTTTTAAAACCTATCAATTTAAGCTTGTCACCGTTCGCAGGTGTAAAGCCTAAGTCGCTATCCACTGTAACAGTCAGACCGTCTATCGCCTCAATAAGAACGTCGGGCGACTCGTTTGTGTAGTCAGCATTATTGACGCGAACAACGGAACCAATAAATAACTTGCTTGCATCCGCAACGTCAAACTCTAGTCCACTAGCGCCCGAGCTGACTGCAACACTCGGATTCCAAAAACAATGCAGCGACTTTGAGAAATTCCCAGCGTCTGAATAGTTTGCGATAGACATTTTCATACCATCAACAACAGTAATTCCAGGATCAGAGATTCTTAATTGGTTTGGATTCGAGTCAACAATTCCGTTAATACTTGCCACGCCAACAACGCTAAAATCAGAGTTGTATATTTTTACAAACTCACCGACATAGCGCTCCCACTTTTGCGCCTCGCCAAGTGAAGCGATAGTAGTAAACGAAGGTTTTAATGTTAATGCACCGCTCTCAAGAGACTCGACTTCTGATGAAGGTGATATCACCCCGTATCTTGCTAGCGTCGTAAAGTTTGTATCCAGCAGGTCAACGGTAACGCGCCCTTGGAAAGAAAAGGATTTATTTACAACCTCCATGACTCTAGGTGAAAAATTTCTGGAGCCTTTTTTAGAATCATAGATTTTAAGAGCAGGTGAACCAAAGATGGCACGGTCTCCGACATCTATATTAAAGCCAGTTCTTAAATCAAGCTCTACACCACTTACAAAATCGGCAGCAAACTTAAAGCGCCGTAAAAAAGCATTGGCCTGATTAAGTATCTGTGTCCGTGACTCAGACCTAAAACCATCGGCTTCAATTATTAAAGGGTTATTTTTTAAAGCATTGATTCTTTTCAAACTTGAAGCGGAAAAAACTGCCAGCTTATTCAAGAAATCATCTTCAAGAGAGTCTTGATTAAACTTATAAACAACAGAGTTATAAAAGTTCTCATTTACTGAGCGCACAACTGTGAGCTTGTCTGGGTTTAGAATAGAGTTCTCGTCAAGCACCTGCGTTTGGAAGTCGGCCAGAGGTGGCACCGTAATGCCTATCGAGACGCGACCTTTTCGGGGTATGACATAGAGCCCGTTTGGAAACATAAGCCGCTTAGAAATAAACTCTTTGCCTTCAACCTGCTCTTTTACATAGATATCCATGTCAGGAAAGCGGGCATTGAAGAGGCCAAGAATTCTCTCGTGTTCCTCAATATCCACTTGCTCCGGCTTCATGGATAGACCAATAGGCCATACGTTATATCTTGATTTTATTTTTGCAGTATAAGTTGCGTTTACAAGCGTATGTGTAAAGAAAAGCAGCGTGCCTTGCTCGTCTTCCACGACACGATTTATCGTTTTTTCTACTAGGAAAGTCTCACCATCGAATATATTAATAAAGTCTCCGGCCGTAACACCGAATTCACTGCCAAGTCTCAAGGCCTTGAAGCGTACACTTGTAAAGTTTGTTGCTTCAAATTCGTTTATATAATAGTAAGTTTCGCCTGGCGTCGAGAGCATCAGCTTTAAAGATATATCAATCGCCTTACCCTTCAACCGGTAAAACCTTCCAACCTCGTCCTCGTTGCTATGCGCCTCGGCAATAGTGTTTAGTTGTCCTCTGATCACGGTCAAATCATTGCCACTAATGGCGGTATACTCTAGTAACTCATCACCAATAAGGACATAGGTCTGAAAGTCACTCACAGGCACCACGTAGTCAGTTGTATCATCAAGCGTGATAGTTGTTACGCTGTTGTTAATGGAACCGCTAAGCTCCCTTGTTTCCTCTGTAAAAAGCTGTTGTCTTTTAAGTTGTTCAGGATGAGAGATTTTTAGAGTGAAGCTAGCAGCATCGGCACTGATTTTAGTGATAAGACCTTGGAGCAAGACCACAGCATCATCTGGGAAACGTGTCGCGTCAAACATAAAGTAAACCGTTGCACTTGCCGAAAGCAAGTCTTCAAGGATAAACCCTGGGGCGAACAACTCGGACAACTCTTCGCCAACGTCAACAAGCTTGATATTAATTGTCGTAACTGATGATATCGCACCTCTATCTTGCTTTAATTGCTGAGTGATTTTAGTACTGGAACCTTGAAGTGAAATATAGTCACGACTGTTTGGGTCAATTGTTGCACCACCGTAAACCAGACTAGGCTTTCCATAGGTCAACCCTTCTTGAGCGTACAAGGCCGATGTTTCAATGTTTAATGCACCGAATATCCTATCAATCCCATCAATCTTTAAGACGATGTTTGGTCTCTTGTTAAGCTCTTTAGATTTTACAAGAGTTGTCTGTGTTAAGTTTTGCGCCAAAGGAGACTCCGATAATAACTATCTTAAAGAAAAGTCTCTAAATGACAAGAGCCTTGTTTACGTTTGGAAGCTTTAGATGTAAAAGGGGTATGCCCTGGAGGGGGGAGACAAGACCCCAACCACGTCGCCAGCGCCAGGGAAAAGGTGACGTGGTCAAGCTTGCGGCCTCATGTCGATACACTTTGCATGGTCCCTAATCGGAGTAGACCCGATCGCCCTACGCCAACATACACGGCCAGCAGACAGGGAAAGAGACTACACCACAAGCCGGGAAACCGGATGAGAGTTTGGACTTGAAGGTGTACGCGGATAACTAGCTTTTCAAAGTATATAAGCCAAGTGCTATATACAGCTAGATTAGGATTCCTATGTCTTCAACCTTTGCATGAGTAATTATAAAACATTAATTGTATTTAATTCAACATTACATACCTCAAGCATTAAACAGTAAAAATTTTAATTATAAATTTTATATATAAAGTAGAATTTCAAACAACTTAATCACATTTAGTAGAGTCAAACATATAGTATATGTCTCAAGCTTCTCACATATCAGAGACATTCAAATAGTAGTCATAAACTCTATATATAAGGCAGAGTCTCAAACAACTAAATCACATTATAAGATTCAAACATATAGAATATCTCTTAATTTTCTTACATATTAGAGACATTCAAAGTATATTAGTCAGTGAACATTTTACTTATCTTGTATGAATCATTACAATTATAGCAAGCATAACGTGCAAACCAGAATCACAACGTGACTGCAGGTATAAGTGAAAGTAAAATCTAATTCGGTTGAAGTCATTTCTATTGACTTATTAAAACCTCATCCACAAAACATGCATAATCATAGCGATGAGCAGATTGATAGACTCTGCAAACTTATTGAGTATCAAGGCTTTAGAATTCCATTGACCGTACAAAAAGATACAAACTTAATTGTAGCTGGCCACGGCAGGTTATTGGCAGCAAAGAAATTAGGTGCTGAGAAAGTTCCCGTTATCTATCAAGAATTTGAATCATCCGAGCAGCTTTATGCGTTCATGGTTTCGGATAACGCAATCGGTAAAGATACTTGGGCGACATTAGACTTCTCGCAAATCAATAACGACATAACAGCTTTAGGCCCTGACTTTGATATTGACATGTTGGGATTAAAAGATTTTGAGATTGAAGTTGCTGATAAACTTGAACCTGGCAGTGATGAAGACGATATTCCAGAAGTTGTCAATCCTATAAGCCGTAAAAATGATTTATGGATACTGGGAAAGCACCGTTTACTTTGTGGTGACAGCACGGTGATCGATGATGTCGAGCGTTTGCTGAATGGTCAGGAGCCTGATTTTATCCATACAGACCCGCCATATGGCATGAGCGCTGTTACGAAGTCCAGTGTGCTAGCAATGAAAGATAAAACCGATATACTCGGGGATGACTCGGCTGAGGTGGCAAAAGACTGTTTCCAATTAATTCAAGGTCTATATCCTAAAGCAAAGCAGATATGGTGGGGCGCGAATTATTATTCAAGCGTTTTACCTGATAGCGAGAACTGGATTGTTTGGAATAAAAACAATGGCGATCGTGATCAGACTGACGCAGAGCTTGCGTGGGGGAATTTCAGGTCGTTGGTAAGAATGTTTACTAAGAGTTCCAGCGCTCGCAACAGGGTTCACCCTACGCAAAAACCAGTTGAGCTTATCGATTGGTTTATAGGTAATAAAAGATTTAAGCATGAACCAAAGTTGATAGCAGACTTCTTTGGGGGCAGCGGTTCAACGCTTATCTCAGCAGAAAAAAACAATATACCTTGCGTTATCATGGAGTTTGACGAGAAGTTTTGTGACGTGATTATTAAAAGATGGCAAGAATACACCGGAAATAAAGCAAAACTAGAGTCTAATGGACAGACTTATGATGAAGTCAAGGAGAATAGAGATGGCGATGCCGAGAAAAGAAGTTGACAAGGAAACACTGGAAAAGCTTTTTTATATGCAATGCACGCAAACAGAAATTATGGGCTGGTTTGGGATTCAAACTAAAGACACATTGAATAATCGTATCCGAGAGATTTACGGCGAGGACCAGTCATACTCGACTATATACGAGCAAAAGCGGCAGGGAGGACGAATCGCGGTGCGCAGGAAGCAAATGCAGGTCGCTGAGAGTGGCAATGTCTCTATGCTGATCTGGCTTGGTAAACAATATCTTGGCCAGTCAGATAAGAACGAAGTGCAATCCGAAGAGACTGTCACTGTGAAAATATCAGGCCAGCGTGGAGATTGATTTAGATAACTGGGACATGCTTCCAGGGCAAAGTGAAATCTATTCAGACACAACCACAAACATTCTTATGCAATCGGCAGGGCTTGGGAGTGGCAAGAGTCACGGAGCAGTAAGAAAGGCCATTCAGTTATCAGCGCTAAACGCAGGCTATGCCGGCGGCTTTCTTTGTCCCACCTACGCAGATTTTAGAAAAGATATAAAGCCATTGTTTGAAGAGATATTAGAAGAGCATATAGGTCTACAGAAAAATAAGCACTATTGGTTTCATAACACTCACAAAGAATATCGCTTCGCATGGAATAAAAAACCATTGTACATTTTTACAGGCGAGCAACCTATCGCAGGGCCCAACCTTGCCTACTGTTTAATAAATGAATTTTCCCTTATTAAGTTTGAACGTATCAATGAAATGCTTCGAAGGGTTCGGGTCAAGGGCGCAAAGTATAAACAAAGGGTCATGGTTGGGACGCCGGAGGCCGCAGAGTTTTGGCTAGAGGAATTTGTTGAAGCGCAAGAGAAAATAAACGACGAGACTCCTAATAATTTTAGAATCGTTTACTCAGACACGAGTGAAAATAAGTTTGTTGATGAAGGATATAGAAAGCAACTCGAGGGTTTGCTAGACGAACAGCAGTTGAGAGTTTTTGCTTCTGGTCAGATCGTGAGGCTCGGCAGCGATTATTTTTATTATGCATACGATGACTCAAGCAATGTCAGCTCGGACGCCATATACAATCCAAGCAAGCTTGTCCTGGTGAATCTTGATTTCAATGTGGGTAAAATGTCGGCATCTTTTGCACACAAAGAAGGCGGGGAGGAAGATAAATTAATTAAGATATTTGATGAGCTGGAACTAAAGGGCGACTCTGATACTCGGGATATGAAAAAGGCGCTGCTCGCTAGATATAAACCTGAGCAGATGTTGGTAACGTGTGACGCGGCGGGAAAGAATAGGTCAACAACCGGACTCAAGAATATGCAATCGGATGTTGCAATCCTTAGGGCGCACGCCGAAGGTATGCCAGGACTTGACGTCAGGTTTAAGTCTCACAACCAAGGCATGAGAAAGCGGCAACTATTAATGAATGGACTACTCTCAAAGCAAAAGATTATTATAAACCCCAAGTGCAAACTTGTCAGGCGAGACTTCAAATCAGTCAGGCAAGATAAAACAGACTTTGGCAAATCAAAGAAAAACCATGAATTGACACACTTTTCCGATGGTATAGACTATTTATGCGACTTTGAATTTCAGTTACCGGAAAGAAATATCACTAAACCATCAAGCGTAAGAAGGTATATGTAATGGACATTTTAAATATAAGTTATCGTAGACAAATACTAAACGACATAAATTCAGAAGAGAACAGAGATAGAAAAGCGGAGTCTCTTAAGCAATCTGAAATCTTTAGCGATCGCTTGTTTCAATATGTCAGAGAGGAATTGCGGCGGCATTTTAGTGAAGAGACTGTTAATGAAATGCCTATCGTTTCCTTTATAAACTTTTTGCGACGTATCGTTAAGCAGGAGGCTTCAATATACAAAGACGAACCTGTCAGGAGATTTTTTGCTAATCAAGAGATGTCAGATGAGCAAGAAGAGGCGATTCAAGCTTTATATAAAAAGATCAGGGCGAATGTAAAGCTTAAGAAGTCTAATCAGAAATATAAACTCCAGGACCAGTCACACTTGATGATAGTTCCCGTGAATGGAAAGATTAAAGTACGCGCTCTTTATTCTCATCAGATCGATGCTATTCCAGATGCCCGAGACCCAGAGCAAGCGGCGGGGTATATAGTTTCGGCCTTTGATAAGAACAGGTATTTGACATATCAAAAGTTTCAAAGCGCAACGGGCTTTGGTGGGCGCTCGCAGACAGGCACCCAGGGCGGTTCGGATATTGACTTAGAGGTCGCAGACAAGGACGACTATAAGAAAAGCTTGGAGTATTACACCTATTGGGACAAAGAATATAACTTTGTTTTCAACGGGCGGGGCGAGATCATTGACCCGGCAACAAGGCAACCCATCAAGGACCCTAGACCAGAAGACGTTGAAAGCCCTATTCCCGGAATCATTCCTATTATTGATATCTCAATGGATAAAGACCTTGAGTATTTCATTCGCTCAGGCATGGCAGTAACAGATTTCTCGACTCAGTACAACGCCACAATGTCCGATGTATGGCATATCTCACGCATGCAAGGATATTCAATCGGCGTGATAAAAGGGCCTGAAGGATTAATCCCACAAAGTACGCGGCTAGGTCCAAACCTTTTATTGCACTTAAAAACGAATCCAGATGAAGGGACCAGTGCCGGTGATATTGATTTTCAATTTGTTTCGCCGTCACCAGATATAGCCGCATCTTTAAGCCTTTTGGAAACGATGCTCATGAATTTCATATCTAGTCGAGGGCTTGACCCCAAAGAGATAGCGACAGATGGTTCAAAGGATTTTAATAGCGCTCTTGAACGCATGCTTGCGATGATAGATCGGTTCGAGGCGACCAAAGATGATTTTGATTTATATGAAAGAGTTGAAGAGGACTTTTTCGAGATAATAAAGGCCTGGATTAACAATACTCCTGATCAACTTAATGAAGAGTTTAGAGTGTTTATACCGGAAGACGCAAAGATTAGCGTTAAGTTTGCAGAACCACAAATGGTTCAAACCAGACAAGAGAAAGTTAAGTATTGGCAAGAGCGTATTGATATTGGCCTGGCAACAAGAACAGATGCGATCATGGAGATTGAAGGTCTGACAAGGACTCAAGCACAAGATCGAATTAAGGACATAGATGACGAAGAGACTCAATCGCTCCCGAGGTAATTTCTCTCTGGACATTGATTTAATTAGTGCTTTTGGTGGTGAAGTCCCAGAGGACATTGCCTTGGCTTTTGGTCAGGAACTCATTGATCGTATACTTGAGCGCACGGAAAGTAATGTCGGTTCAGATGATAAGCGTTATCAAAACTATTCAGAAGAGTATGCCGATACCCTTGACTTTATGGCGGCGGGAAAGTCTCGAACCAATCCAAACTTAGAGCTTACAGGTGACATGCTTGCAGATATAGATATTCTTGAAGCGAGTCCTGGTAAAATAACCATTGGTTTTAGCGACACACTTCAAAGAGATAAGGCCTACAACCATCACACTGGTGACACGGTTCCGCGCAGACCATTCCTGGATTTGCCTGATGAAGTATACCGATCAATCGTGAATGACTTTAAAAGCGACGTAGAAAGAAGAGAGGAACCAGACTCAGGCCCTACGGCGTCAACGGTTTCCCTGCTTGAGTTGTTGGGGCGTATCGATGGCGAAAGTTAAGATCAATAAAAAGATTCTTGAATCCACGATTGCTAAAAAGATAGCCGAGGTAAAAGGCGCTCTTCAAGGGAGAAAGCTTCTTGATGATGTTGGCAAGCAAATAGTAAAAGATATAAAGCGAAACACCAGGACAGGAAAGGGGTTTAGGACTTCTCAGTTGAACGGTATAAAAAACAACAAGAGAGATAGCTTGCCTAGCCTTGAAAAGTCAACAATTAGAGCAAGAAAATACTACGCCAAGTTCAATCCCACGACCCAGGTGTATAAGTCAGGAAGGTCAAACCTTTCTTTTAGTGGGCAGCTTATTGACTCGATCGCTTACGATGTAAAAAAAGGAAGAGTGGTTGTGTCGGCGAGCGGAAAGAAGCGGCGCGCATATAGAACCTTGAAAGGGAAAGTGAAAAACACTCCTAGTAATGATAAAATCATTGGTTATCTTGAGAAAAAAGGTTTTTACTTTCTAGGCATAGACGACAAAACAATCGAAAAAATAAAAACAATTGCCAAAAGGCAGATAAGAAGACTGCTTCGCAGTTGACACAAATCGTAAATGGAGGTTATTCTAATGACAGAAGAGACAAAAGCTCCCACGGAGCAAACGGACGAGTCCACGGCTAAGTCCGAAGCAAAACCAAACAACATTGACGCATTGGAGCGAAAGAACAGAGAGCTTTTAGGGAAGCTTAAGTCTGAGAAAGAAAAGAGAGAAGAGTTCGCGAACCGTCTCGATAAGATCGAACAGGAGCGACTTGAGTCTCAAGGCAAGTATCAAGACATTAATAAAACCTTAAAAGAGCGCCTTGAAAGTGCTGAGAA